TAGATAATGTAAGATATAGTTTTGAAACTCAAGAGTTCTTTCAAAGACAAATTGAGGAAGCTATAAATGCGCTTATTAATGAAAAAAATAAAGAAAACAATAAAGCATTTGCTTGGTTTATAGGAGACTAAAATGGCAGGTATAAAAGATTATTCAACAACACAGGCTAACAACACATCACTTAATAGTATTTCTGTAGCAGAAGGAATGCTACCATCTAATCTAAACAATGCCATTAGAGCATTGATGAAGAATACTAGAGATTGGTATAATGATTCTCAATGGGTAGAGTATGGTGATGGTAGTGGTGCTTATACTGCAACTTACGCATCAGCTACTTCTTTTACAATTGCTGGTGTTGATGTAACTTCTTTTTATCATGCTGACAGAAGAATTAAAATTGTAGCTCCAACTCCAGGAACTATTTATGGAACTATAAGTTCATCATCTTTTTCAACAGACACTACAATTAATGTAACTTGGGATTCAGGAAATTTATCTAACGAAGCAATCACTAATGTATATGTTGGTGCAATATCTAAAACAAATACATCTATTCCAGGTGGTGTTATTGGTTCAACTCAATTAGCAGATGGATCAGTTACTACTGTTAAACTTGGAGCTGACGCAGTTACTGGTGCAAAGATTGCAGATGACAGTATTGATAGTGAACATTATGTAGATGGTTCTATAGACACAGCTCATATTGCAGACTCACAAATTACAGTTGCTAAGATGGCAGCAAACTCAGTTGATTCAGATCAATATGTAGATGGATCTATAGATACAGTACACATAGCTGATTCTCAAATAACTGTTGCTAAAATGGCTGCTAATTCTGTAGACTCAGATCAGTATGTTGATGGTAGTATAGACACAGTTCACATTGGAGATAGCCAAATAACAACTGCTAAGATTGCAGATTCAAATATTACTTCAGCAAAAATTTTAGATGGTACTATTGTTAATGCAGATATTAATGCTAGTGCTGCTATTGATGCTACTAAAATTCATAATGGTACAATTTCAAATACAGAATTTGGTTATCTAAATAATGTTTCATCAAATATTCAAACTCAATTAGATGCTAAACTTGTTAAAGCAAATAACTTATCAGATTTAACTTCAGCTAGTACAGCTAGAACTAATTTAGGTTTAGGAACAATTGCAACTCAAAATGCAAACAATGTTTCTATATCTGGTGGTTCAGTTACAGGTCTTGGAGATCCTTCTGTTTCATCTGAAGCTGCTACTAAAAATTATGTAGACCAAGCTGTTGCAGGACTAAGAACTAGAATTATTGCAGAAGCTGCTACAACTGCAAATATAAATTTAACAGCAGACTTACAAAATGGTGATACACTTGATGGTGTAACATTAGTTACTGGAGATAGAGTTTTAGTTAAAGACCAAACAGATGCTACAGCTAATGGATTATATATCGTAGTCGCTAGTGGTACTGCTTCAAGAGATCCACAATTTGACACAATAGCTGAACTATCTGGTCAAATGATTGTAGTCAATCAAGGTACAGCAAATGACAATAAAATCTTTTTATGTACTACTGATTCTGATGCAACAATTGGTGTTAGTAATATTACTTATACTGTTATTACTCCAGCTAATGTTGGAACAGTAACTTCAGTAGGAGTAGCTGATTCAGGTTCTTCAGAATTTACAGTAGCAAATTCACCAATTACTTCATCAGGAACTATTACCTTAGAAGTAAATGCTATTGATAATTCTAAGATTACTGGATTAGGAACTGCTGCTACATTAAATGTTGGAACTTCAGCAAACAATGTGGTACAATTAGATGGTTCTGCAAAATTACCTGCTGTAGATGGCAGTCAATTAACAAACATAGATGCTGCAAGTCCTGGATTTGCAATAGCTATGGCAATAGCTTTATAAGGAGAAAACATGGCACAAAACTTTAGAAGATACACTTCAAATGATGTAGGAACTTCTGCTGCAACATTATTTACTGCTGACAGTTATGATACTGTAGTAGGAATATCTGTTGCTAATGTTACAGCTTCTGCTGTAGTAGCATCTGTCTATATCAATGATGGTGCAAATGATATTTACTTAGTTAAAGATGCTCCAATTCCTGCAGGTTCAGCACTACAAGTTTTAGATGGTGGTGCTAAGTTTGTAGTTCAATCTGGAGATGCTTTAAAAGTAATATCAGACACAGCTTCATCATTAGATGTTTGGGTATCAACAGTAGACGCAATTAGTTCATAGGAGTTTAAATGGCTTATATAGGTAAAGTTCCAACAGCAGTACCTTTAACAAGTGCTGATATTCAAGATGGTACTATCGCATTAGCTGACTTATCTGCTACAGGTACAAAAGACGCAACTACATTTCTAAGAGGAGATAATACTTTTGCATCTCCATCAGGCGGATTATTACAAACTGTTACTGCAACAACAGGTACTTCGACAAGTATTACAACAACAAGTTACGCAGACACAAATATAACTGCATCAATAACACCTAGTTCAACTTCAAGTAAAATTTTAATTATGGTTCATTGTCAAGTAGAAGCTGGCACAAGTGTTGCTTTGCATGGTGATATAGAAAGAGATATAGGTGGTTCAACTACTTTATTATCAGGTGATGCAGATGGTTTTTTTAGACAACAAGATTCTGGACAACAAAATCAAGCAACAATAATAACTGTAGATAGTCCAAGTACAACTTCAGCAATTACATATACAGTTCAAGGAAAAAACTCAACAAGTGGTACTTCTTTTTTTCAAAATGGTGGTTCTGTTGCTTCAATAGTATTACAGGAAATATCAGGATAGGAATATAATATGGCATACATAGGAAAAACCCCAGTAATAGGAAACTTCGTTAAGCTAGACGCAATAAGTGTAGTTAATGGTCAAGCTGCATACACTATGCAAAATGGTGGTGTGAACTTTACTAGCTATGACAATGTTAATCAATTTCTAGTAAGTCTAAATGGAATTTTACAATCTCCAACAGATAGCTTTACTGTATCTGGTTCTACACTTACCTTTGCTAGTAACCTATCTACTGGAGATGTTATAGATTTTGTAATGGTATTAGGTAATACCTTAGACATAGGTACTCCTTCAGATAATACTGTTTCACTTGCAAAACTAACTGCAACAGGAACTAAAGATGCTACAACCTTTTTAAGAGGAGATAATAGTTTTGCATCAGTTTCATCTGATTATGTAAAATTAGCTTCAACATCAGCAAGTAATGTATCTTCAGTAGATGTTAATGGTTATTTTACTGCTGACTATGATAGATATGTAATTTTTTTAGAAGGTGTTTATGGAAGTGCTTCTGGTGGATTAGATGTTTATATGAGATTTAATACAGGAAGTTATACAACTCAAACTACTTCTTATAATACTGTTTTAGATGGATTAGAAGTTAACAATGCTAGTTCAAGTTCTAATCAACAAATTGGTGCTTGGAATACAAATAAAATAATTGTTGGCAGAGTTTCAGATAATACAAGTTATAGATCAAATTCAATGATTACAATTTATAATCCTTTACAAACCTCATACTATCATAGTGCAACTGCCTTATGTCAAGGTTGGAATGGCACAACTACTTTTTGGGGTTTTAATACTGCTGGAGTTTGGCAAAGTACAACTGCTGTTACAGGATTAAATTTTTCTATACAATCAGGTAATATTTATGCAAATAATATAACTTTATATGGATTAAAGGATTAATTATGAAAAAACTAATTATTACACCTCAAGGAGAACAAGTTTTAGATTTAACTGCTGAAGAAATTGCTCAAAAAGAAATTGATGAGCAAAATGCTATTGCTGATTTGCAAAAAGAAGAACAAGAAAAACAAGACGCAATAACTAAAAAAGCATCTGGCAAACAAAAACTTTTAGACTTAGGTTTAACTGAAGAAGAAGTAAAAGCATTGATAGGAGTATAACCCTATGGCTCTAAAGTACGCAGTAAATAATTCATTAAGTGCTATCACTAGCTTACCCTCTAGCATATCTGGTGGTGCATTAAATCTTATCTCTACCCAAACAGCAAGTTCAAGTGCATCTTTAGAATTTAGCATGGATTCTACTTATGATTCTTATGTGTTTAAGTTTATTAATTTACATCCATCAAACGATTCTGTTAAATTAAAATTTCAAGGATCAACTAATAATGGTTCTAGTTATGGAGTTACTATGACTACAACTTTTTTTAGAGCAGCTCAAGATGAATCTGCTACAACAGATTTTGGATATAAAACAAATGATGATCTTGCACAATCAACATCAAATCAAACATTAGTTGGAACTATTGGTAATGCAAATGATGAAAGTTGTTCTGGATATTTACAAATTTTTTTACCTAGTTCGACAACTTTTGTAAAGCATTATATATCTAGAGTTCATGGTTATACTAATAATAATTATGCAATAGATGATTTTTCTGCTGGTTATTTTAACACAACATCTGCTATTACAAATTTAAAATTTTTATTTGAATCTGGCAATATAGATGATGGCATAATTAAAATGTATGGAGTATCTTAATGTTAGTTAAGCACAACAACAATTCAATATCTAATCTAACTTCTGCTGGACAACTTGCACAAGGTAAGATGACTTTAATATCTTCTCAAACTGCAAGTGGTAGTGCCTCAATAGAATTTACAAGTGGAATAGATAGCACCTATGATATTTATAAGTTTATTGCTATTAATATGAATCCAATTACAGCAGATAGATATTTTCAATTTAATATAAGTACAGATAGTGGCTCAAATTATAATGTAACAAAAACAAGTACATCTTTTAATGCTTATCATACAGAAACAGATGCAGCAGCAGCATTATCCTATGAAGCAAGTACAGATTTAGCACAAGGAACAGGAGAGCAAAGAATAACTGCTGGTATAAATAATAGTTCAGATGCAAGCAGTAGTTTTGAAATGTATCTTTTTGCTCCAAGTTCATCAGTTTATGTGAAGCATTTTTTAATAACTTCAAGTGATATAGGTTATGATGGTGCAAATGAATATGAATATAATAGATATATTGCTGGATATGGAAACACAACTTCGCCAATTAATGCAATTAGATTTTCATCAAATTCAGCTACATTCAATGGAACAATTAAAATGTATGGAATAAAAGGAGATTAATGAGTTTAATTAAGCTAAACGACAGAGCAGTAAAAGATGTAACTCAATTTGGTTCTATAAGTTCATTGGGTAGCTTAACTCATATCTCAACTGCTACTGCTAGTTCTAGTGCTAGTATAGAGTTCACATCTGGTATTGATAGTACATATAAGGAATATGTTTTTTATTTTGTGAATATACACCCAGCTACTAACAATGTTACTTTACAATTTCAATGTTCTACTGATGGGGGTTCTAATTATAATACTACATTAACATCAACAATATTTAGAACATACCATGAAGAAAATGATGCATCTGCTGGATTAGGGTATAAAACAGATCAAGATCAAGCACAAGGAACAGGATTTCAAATTATTTCTCAATCTATAAGTAATAATAATGATGATTGTTTTGGTGGAAATTTAAGTTTATTTAATCCAAGTTCTACAACTTATGTTAAACATTATATGTCTAGAGTAGTAGCAAATTATGTTACAGAAGCATATACTGCTGGTTATTTTAATACTACAAGTTCAATAAATGCAATTCGTTTTCAAATGTCTAGTGGAAATATAGATAGTGGTCAGATATTGCTATTCGGAGTAAATTAATTTATAAGGAGAACATTATGCACAAATTAGTAAATGGAATAAAAGTAGATTTAACAGCAGAAGAAATTGCACAAAGACAACAAGATGAAATTGCTTGGAACAATGGTGCATTTGATAGAGCTATGGCAGATTTAAGACAAAGAAGAAATACTTTGTTATCTGCTAGTGATTGGACACAGTTACCAGACACTACTTTAACAACTGCTGAAAAAACTGCTTGGATGAATTATAGAACTGAACTTAGAAATATTACAAATAGTTTAACAACTGTTGAAAATGTTAAAGCTGTAGCATTTCCAAATAAACCTGCTTAATGTCTTGTAATAATGTAAATTTTGAACACCCTTTTGATCTTAATGTTTCTAGTGGAGCTTTATCTCCTAGCTACAAACAAGTCTATAAATTCGGACAAAATGCAGTTGTTGGAAATAGTATGGAAACTATTTGGAAACAAGGAGGACTTTACTCTTATCCACCAAGTGCATCAACTATGACTGTGTCTAGTTCTGATGTAAATGATACTTCTGCTGGAACAGGCGCAAGAACTGTTTTAATTTCTGGATTAGATGCAAGTTATAATGAAGCTAGTGAAACTATAACTTTAAATGGTCAAACAGCAGTTACTACTGTTAATACTTATATTAGAATGAATAGAGCTATAGTTCTAACAGCAGGATCAGGTGGAGTAAATGCTGGAATTATTTATGTAGGAACTGGAACTGTTACATTAGGAGTGCCTGCAAATATTTATACAACAATTAATGGAGATGGTAGTAATCAAACATTACAAGCATTTTGGACAGTACCTGCTGATTATACTGCTTATATTTATCAAACAAATATTTCAACAGGAAATAGTTCAAATACTCCTGCTGTTTTAAAAACTGTATTAGTAGCAAGACCTTTTGGTGGAGTATTTAACACAAAAGAAGTAATTGTATTAACAAATGGAAATCATTTACAAGATTATAGTTTTCCAATTAAATTAACCGAAAAAACAGATGTAGAGTTTAGAGCTGAATCTAGTTCAGCTTCTGTAGATTTTAATGTATCTGCTTCTCTAAACATACTATATGTACAAAACTAATGGCTAATATTTATAAAAATGCTTTCTATGATCCAAGTGTAACAACACCAGTTACAGTTTATACTGTACCTTCTAATAGAACTGCAATTGTTAAAAACATACAAGTAACTAATGAGTCTGGTAATAAGATTGTCAAAGTATCAGTAACTGATAGCTCAGCTACAACTGACTATCAAATAGCCTATATGAACATTACAGGTGCTACTATCTGTAATGTTGCAAAAGCACCTGTCATATTAGAATCTGAAGATATACTTAAAATTGAATCTTCAGTAACATCTGGTATAAGTGCTATTGTTAGTTATTTAGAAATATTTGACGAAAAATCTTCATGATTGAATTGGTACTTATACCTAAAGA